TGGGTTGGGGGTGTCGGTGGGGTGGGTGGTGTGGGGGTTGCATAGGCGGGGCGTGCGATTTCTGCCATTCCGCCACCATCAAATGGGAACCACAAGTCTTGCACTTTAGAGCCGTTCACGTTTCCGTTTCGAGTCCATGCGCCGGTTGCTGTGAGTGCGATGATCATGGCGACATGGTCGTAGCCGTTTGGTGTGGATCCCCACTCAAACGCCACCAAGTCTCCTGGTTGTGCTGTGCGAATGTCGTAGGAGTTGCGGCCTTCGGAACGGTATGTGTCAAAGCAGGCAGACACCCACGCCCATTTGGTAGGAATGCCACAGCTGCTCAGCGCCATAGATTGGAACGCCATGCACCAGGCGGTTCCTTGAGGCAGCGGATACCAGGCCCATGTCTCGTCGCCACCCTGACCCAAACGTGCGCCTTCGAAATCAAGAACCTGCTGAGCGGTTGTCACTTCGACTCCTCGGCCGGGTTGGGTTCGTCGACAGGTGGCTCGAAATAGGGGATGAGGCCGGCGGCGTCAGGATTCGGGATCGTCGGTTCGGTGTCAGTCATTAGGCCGGTGCGCCTGCTGGGCCGATGTCTTCAATGACCATGCTGGCTACGTTGGTTGCGCCAGCGTGCATTGTGAGGCTGCCTGTTCCACTTTGACGTGCAGCTGCCAATTTCAAGGTTACTGAAGCGGCTGCCGTCTGAATGAAAGGTCTCATGATTGCCACTGTTCGAAGATCAGCTGACGAAGTCCCCAAAGCGGCCGAATGAGCGATTGCAATACTTGTTCCATCTCTGACAATGTAAAGGTTTGCTGTATCGCTAGCAGTATTTGAGAAGAAATCACAATGAGCGTTGATTCGATACATGCGATTCGCGAGTGTGGAGAAAGTAATAGAAAGGCTCGTCAAATCTACTTGAGTAGTAATTGACGCTTGAGGAGCCGTGACCACCGCGTAGCCAAGTCCAATGGTTCCGCCAGCTGTAGCAGCAACAATTCCCCAAGGCGCGTTCCAGCTTGGGCCTCGGTTCCACCGGCCGCCTGTGTACGAATACAAGCCTTCGTTTACATCCGCCGAGTCGATATACGCGGTCATCCCGGCTACGGGTGCAGTGACAGAAGCGTCTCTCGCCCCGGTAGAACTGAAATACATGACCGACTGTGTCTGGCAATAGTTGTTTAGATCGGCAGCGGTGAGAACTGTTGATGTGAAGTTTTTGAAACCGGACCCCATTGGATGCTCCTAGTAGGCGAGAATATTTGTTCCAAGGACCCCAAGTGTGGCGGAGTCCAAGACGAATGGTGCGTTTTGCAATGTCGGAGACGTGTTGAAAGTGACAACCCATCCGTCTCGAGTGATGTGATGTTTGATTCCTTCAATGATAAGCGTTTTTGAGATTGCTGAACCAACATTCTGGGGAGTGCGGTTCACAGTGATTCGGTCGCCAATGTCAAGCGTCACACAAGGCGACTGATATGCAGTTTTCCGGCGAGCGTTTACAGTCAGCTCGTCAATTCGCATTTGTGGGTCTTTGTATTGTCCAAGTTTAGAAATTGCAGCGTTTACTAGAAAGTAGGTGTCGTCCGCCATGTAATTGTCGACATTGAAGGACTGTTTGAAATATTTGCCCTGGGAGGTTGTGTCGGAGGATATGTAGAAAGATCCGTCGGGTTGGGTGAAGGTGATTTCGTTGAAGATGTACCGGTCGTCGTAGGTGAGGACGATGTCGGAGTAGGCGATTTCGACGCCAGTGGCTTTGTCGGAGAAGGTTGCTTGGGAAGTAACAAAGTTTCCTGAGCCTTCAGCGTTGCGGTCGACAAACTTGATTTTTCCGTCGACTGACATGAAGAGGCGGCCTTGTTCAGCGACTTCCATTTCTTTCAAAGCGTCTAGGAGTCCTTTGCCGTAGACGTTGATTCCGATGACTGTGGAGTCGCCTGTGCCGAGATCAAGGCCGTCGGACATCCAGCCGGCAAGGTCGGCTAGAAGTGTGATCCGTTCGTCGGTGCGGGTTCCTTCAAGATATGTTCCAAATCCGATTTCATAATGCTTCAAAGCATCGGCTGCTGTGAGCATTATTCCGCTGTAGACAACCAAATGTTGAATTGAGCCTTTGAAGAAGTTGGGGAAGTTGTTTGAATCTGTGGAACTTTTGCTGACCGGATAGCCGAGGGTCATTGCAGTGAAGCCGGGTTCTACAATGTCGGTGAACGAAGTTTCGGTGGCTGCGTACACCCCGTCGACATAGAAGAGACGTGTGTTCCCGTATGAAGGGTCCGATTGATAGATCATTGCGACGTGGTGTGGTTGACCATCGTTGACAGTGATGTCGGAGGTTAGATTGGTCATCGTGTTTGAGGCGCCACGGTTGCCGAACTGGCCGACAAGGTTGGCAGTGCCACCAGCGATAACAAGTCCGATGGTGCCACCATGGATGAAGTCCAGATGGTTCCAGACACCATAGTTTCCTGAAGTTTTTTCTACGGTTTGAATCCAGAACTCAACAGACCACGAAGACGCGTTTGGGTTGATTGGATCATTGATTCTCAAGAACCTTTTTCCATCAAAGTTTGAAGCTGTGCCAGGATCGCCAGCAATCAAACCTTCACTGGTTTTGCAGACACTATTTCCGCTAGTAGTCGTCGCCCAAATAGCCGATTTCAAAGTGCCCTTGGTGTTTTCGTAAGCGAAACGAGAACCAGCGTAATCCTTCAGCGGATACCAGGCAGTCTTCGATGTCGCGATCATTTCTGTTTTCCAATACGACGGAAGCTTGTATTGGTTGAGAACTTTGAAAGCGTCGGTGGCGGTTACTGAGACCGTGGCGTCTCGAGGGTAGGAGTAGGACTGAGGCCACTGGTCGATGAAACCGAAGAAGATGGATCGGATGGTTCCGCCTGCTGGGGTGACTCGGATCCGGATGGGGCGGAGCGGTGTGAGTTTCCCGTAGTAGGTGCCGACTGTGTTTTCTGGGTCGAAGAGTCGGGTTCGGTTGTCGAGGATGACTTGGCAAGATCCGGCGGGGTAAGTGTCAAGTTCGGATGAGCGGCCACGATTGGTGGAAACGTCGCGAACGTATTGAGTCACGTCGGTCCAGGTGATGGATGCGAGTGTCGAGTTGATGGGGACTGTGCCGGAACCAGCGGTGGTAGAGAAGCCGATTTCGACGGTCAGAACCATTCCGTCTTCGAGGGTTGATGGCATCAGCTTCGCCAGCCTGGTCCGGAACGGCGTTCATAGGAGGAGATGGCTTCGACGATGGTTTGACCGATAGCGGCTTTGTCGGCGGTAGGGGCGACGGAAACATTGATGGTCACATTGGATCCACCACCACCCATGCTGCCGCCAGCATTGGAGAGGAGGGCTTTGCTGGTGGAGAAGGCGTCCATGATTCGGCCATAACCGGACGGAACGAAGAGTTCGGGGCCTTTTTCGCCGACAATGTAAGGAGAGCCGGCGTCTACAGGGCCGCCTCCTGCTCGTTTCTTGAAGCCAAGGCCCTGGCCATATTCGCCAGTCAATTCGCTGGTCAGATTTAACAGATCACGAATTTTTCGTGAGGCTTCTTCTGTCTCAGCGTCGACAGTGACAACAGGTTTAGCCAATGAAAGCAAATAGAACTGGGTTCCTAGATCCGTGATTCTCTTTCGGAGTGGACTGTCGGGCGCAAGTGTCTCCGCAAGTTCGAAATATTTTCCGGCTGTAATACCTGCCGATTCTGCCGTGGTAAGTGTCTTCTGATTCAAACCTGCTGCCGCTTCAGCAGCATCAACGGCCGCTTGGGCTTCATTTTGAAATGCCTTGAGAAGATCGAGACCCTGTTGTGTGCGTTCGTCGGCTGTCAAAGAACCATCGGAAAGGCTTGTGTTGTATTCCTGCAAGGCTTTTCGAGTGGCGATTTGCGCTTCTTCTAAAGAGATATTGGCGCCAAACAGATCGTTCGTGACCTTGTAAAGATCCTCAAGTTTTTTCTTTGCTTTCTCGGCCTCGACTGCTTCGTCTTTCAAAGCCGTGGTGGCAGCTTCAACAGGATTGACTAAGTTGCCATTGGACAAGCCAGCGTCGTCGACTGCGCCGGCGTAACCGTCAAAATACTTTCGGCCCTTATCGGCAGAGATGCCAAGGTCTGAGAGAAGTTTTTCGTACACCTTGGCGGCGTTTGTAGGGTCTTCCTCAAATAACGATTTCAAAGCAGTGTCGACGGCTTCAACAGACTTTTTTGCTTTGTCTATTGTTCCGGACTCGACCCACTGACTGAAACCGAGTTTGAGTTCCTGGCCGACGCCTTTGGATTTGTCGATTTCTTTGAGAGCGTCTTTGAGTTTGTTGATGTCTTCAGCAATGACACCGCCAGTGTTTTCGGTGGCGAAAGTTTTGAGAGATGCTGTGATGCGGTCGATATCTGTGGAACCGAAGTCGGCTTGAGCTGCTGCGATTGCTTTGAAACCTTCGGCTACTGCAAAGATTCCGATTGACGCCAAACCGATTTTGGTAAAGTTTTTCGCTGCTGTGTTGGCTTTAGTGGCAGCGGCGTCCAAACCTCCGGCTGATGCAATGGCTCGATCAGCCATCCGGTTAAAAACGTCTGGAATGCCTCGAATAGCCGAACTCATAAACATAAAAGCATCAGCCGCTGGTTTCGCAACAAACGCTACGCCACCCAAAGCAAGAAGCCCTGTTTGTACCGAATCTGGAAGAGCGGTGAACGCGTCCGCCACGGTCCCGATTCCTTGCTGAATTTTGGTGTAGATCGGGAGGAGAGATTCACCGAGTCTGGCGGAGGCGTCTTGTGTTTTCGCTGCTGCTCGTTGTGCTTGTCCTTGAGCGGTGTCTGCTTCTTGAGCAAATTGGCCTTGAGCGAAGGCAGATCGTTCGGTAATTAGTGCGAGGGTTGCTTGGCCTTTGGCGTAGGCGCTGACATTGGATTCGGAAGAGGCCAAGCCCATAGAAACGGCTTTGGCGTTGACTTCTGAGGCTTTGAGTGCGATACCGAAAGCCTCGAGTGGGTCGTATTCGCCTCGGAGTGCTGAGCCGAGTGCGCTGACAGCGTCTTCTGTTTTGCCGCCTAAAGTTGCTGCAAGATCGGCGCCGATGGTGGTGAGGTTGATGGATTGTTTGGCGGCCTCATCGGTTGACATCCCGAAACCTTTGAGGGATGCGCCAAGTTTGCTAGTGATTGTTCTGGCAGCGTTTTCGGACATTCCGACAAGGTCGGCTGCATTTTTCGTAAAGTCACTGACAGCGCCTGAAGCGTTTTCGAAGACGGCTGTAGTTCCTCCGATGGATTGCTGGAGATCGCCAGCGGCGTCCACCAATTTTTTGGCTCCGTAAAGGACAGCGCCTCCGAAGAGAGCGGAGCGGAGAATGTCGCCAGACTTTTTGGCGTTTGCTCCAAACCCTCCGAGTTGTGCTTCGGCTTTGCGGAGTTCTTTTTCGAGCTGTGAAGCGTCACCGACTACGGCGACCCTGACTTTGCTTTTATCGGTGCCAGCGGCCATCGGTTGCCTCACTCATCCCAACGCTTAGCGTCCGAACCGTATTCGGCGGACTCTCTGCGTCTTGTTTGAACTTCGAACATAGCGTCGAGGTAGTGGTCGGGTTCCTCTAAAAGTACGGACATTGGGATACCCGAGTCAATCGCCAACGCTGCTACAGCGAGGGTGAAGAACTCGGGTCCGTAGGGGTTTCTTCTTCTTCTTCTTCCGAAAGAATGTCGACCCCATCAACGGTTTCCATCCATTCGTCGAAGTCGGGAAGATCACTGGTAATTCGTTTTTCGGCACACCATCCGAAGAACCACAAATGTTCGGTGTAGATGCCGCCTTCTCCGAACAGGTTGGAGACTGGCATTTTGAACTGGCGCTCGAACTTGACGGCGTCGACCTTGCGGCCTGGTGCTTCGACGGTTGTTCCGTCTTGGTGTGTGATTCGGTATTTTGCGAACATGGCGGGCTGTTCCTTATCTGAGGGCGGATTGGACTGCTTTGTCGACTGCTCGGCCAGCGGCTTCAACAAGTCGGTCTTGTGTCTCATAGATGGCCGGATACACATATCGGCCTTTTGGAATCATAGGTCGGACGATGGTTTGATTTCGTCCTGGTCCACGATTTCTCAAGGTGCCACCAAAGTCCAGCCATCCAAAGTATGGGGCGACCGATGACTTGCCGCCTGCTTGGACGAACAGGGTGTTTCCGCCTGCTCTGGCATTGACTGTGAATTGGGCGTAGCCAGATCGTTTTGGAACTCTCCGAATGATTGCCGGAAGAGTGTTGAGAATGATCGCGGTTTTGAGGTCTTCGCGCAGGACTGGCACGAGGTCCGGATGTATCTTTCGAAGATACTTCCGGACCTCGGCCAAGTTGCTGACATAAACCCCAGCCCCAACGGCCATTAGCCGTTCTTTGCGACTGTGCTGCCTGCGCGCCAGCTGCCAGAAATGGTGATGGCACCATCGACAGGGGCGTCGACGGAGAAGTCGAAGAAGCCAGTTCCGTACCAGTAGACGTTCGGGGCGTTGGTGATGTCTGGGTACAGGTAGAACTTGCGGGCGTCACCGTCGACTGCGGCGGTGTACGACTGGGCAGTCGCATCGTCGAAGTAGCCGGAGAAGCTGCCCTGGGCGTCAGGAAGGCCGGACACATAGATTTTGTTTGCATCACCGAATGAGGTGACTTCTTGTGTGTCGCTGCCGAACTCTGCCGACCACTGCTTCAGGAATGCTACAGATGAGGGAGCCGCTGCTGATGTAGCGATTCCGAGGTAAAGGCGGCCGTTCCGGCCGTGGCGACGTGCCATTGGATTCTCCTTGTGGAGGTTGGGGTTTGGGGTTTTCTAGCGACTCGTCAGGGTTGTCGGAAGAGCTGAGACACAATCGAGCATGTGCCGGACATTATTGTCGAAAGTTCGGTCGGCTATCGCGGTTCGCGCTTTCATAGCGGCGTCTTGGCGTTTGTCGGGATGTGCGAGCCACCATCTTAGTTTCTCACCGAACTCTTCGGGGGTTGTAAATGATGGAAGCATTGAAAGAACATGGTCGGATTCTGGGCGTGATTCTCGGAGGAAGAAGGTTCCGGTGGCTGCGAGTTCTATTTCTCGAGGCCCCATTGCCCATCCTTTGTCGAAACCATCAGCGCCTTCTTTTCGGTAAAGGTTGGCTGAGGCGTTGGTGGATGAGTAAAGGTCGGCGGCGTCTTCGTTCGGGAAACAGCCTTCGGGTTGATGGATGAGGAATCGTTGGAGGGGGGAGTGTTCTTCGAGGTCTTGCCAGTTGCCGGCGAAAGCGACGTCAATGTTGGTCCAGTCGACTTGTTCGAAGAAGGCGATTCGGGATGGGAAGGCGGTTCCTACCCAAGCGAAGTCGGAACGAAGATCTGCTTGGGGTTCTCGTCGATAGTGGATTTCGGGGTCGTATGCCTGGGGACTGTAGAAGGTGTGGGGTTGTGTTTGGCGGAAGGTGTCGAGGTTGCTTGGGTCGTTAATGAAGGCGATGTCGGCTCGAGCTGCGATTGGTTGCTGTGATGGGTCTTCGTAGGGCGATTCGGTGAGGATGACTGCTATTCGGATTCCCCGTGAGCGGATGATGTCGAAGGTTTCAGGGGGTACCAGGAAGGCGGAGGTGATGACCACTAGGTCCGGCCAGAAGTCGAAGCAGGTGGCTCGGAGTTGTTCACCAACCATCCGAGCAGCCATGTGGGCTTTCTCTGCTTCAGGGATTTTGCCTCTGATGGCGTTTTCGCTGAAGTTGATTCGGTCGGCGAGGTTGAAGTTTTGAGTTTGGTTGCCGGTGCGTTGGAAGGCTTTGAGCCATCCGTTATGGACGTCTGCGACGGAGAAGGATGGGCCGGGTTCTACTGTCAGGATTCTCACTTAGCCGAGAACCTCAATGTTCACTTCGACACCCAAATATTCGATGCCGCCAATGCTGAAGGTTCCGGGGTTATTCCATGAGGTGACGCGTGCCGAGTCACAGGATCCGTTGAGGGTCGGGTTGGCGTCGACGACGTGGTAGACGGAGTCGTTGCCTTGTCCAAGGAAATCGTCGAGGCGTTGCTGTCCGAGTTGATCGTCTGCCCTGGTGAGCATGACGAGGACGCCATAGTTGACGACCATTCCCTCATTGAAGTCGGCGTCGTATTGGCCGGTGCCAAGAGAAACAACGGCTGCTGGCGGTTGAATCGTTGATGGGATCCATTCGTAGATTCGAAGGTTGTTGACGTTTTGCAGGACGTCGCTGATGCCTGCGCGTACTGATGCCAGGTTCATCCGATGACCAGACCTTGGCCTCGAAGGCGGAATGGGGAGATGAGCATTTTGACGTCTGGGTCGATGAGGGTTGAGACTCGGATGGCTCCGAAGCCTTCACCAGCAGCGAAGCCTTCTGGGGTTTGCGCGCGTCGGTAGAGGCGGGCGGCTTGGATGAGGCAGGCTTGTTCGATCGAGTGTGGAACGGCTGCCCAACCCCATTTGGCGGTGACTTGGATTCGGGGGCGTCGGCCGGTTACTGGAAAGAGTTTTGGAACAGTGGCGATGATGGTGTTGTAGGGCTGGCCGCTGACTCCCCCGACTGTTCCGTTG